AATGGGAACTCTTGTATATGTTCTTGCTGTTCCAAGTCCTACGCCACGACCTCTAACAGTTACAATCTTCAACTGACCACTAGTGGCAGCGTTCTGTCTTACGGGAGCATCATCAGTGCTTGTTTCCCATGCGTTAGGGACAGGAATATAATTTGTAGAATCAAACTTAATCGCTTGACTTGGTTTGATAGTATACAGATACTTCCAAATATATCCATCACCACTACTACCTGCTGCTCTTGGTTCCAAATCCGTGAAGGTTGGTTCGTCGAGAGAAGGACTACCCTGATAAGCATTTTCAGGAGTAGCATTATTATAAAGACAAATATAAACTCTATAATCAGAGTTCATTACATAATAATTGGCATCATAAATGTCAAATGAACCAGATGGTTGAGATGGGTTATCTCTGGTGATATCATTTCTCCACATATCATATGTGGTTCCTGATGACCAAGTTACCTTTCTAACAACCTGACTAATATCACTACTAGAAATTTTCTTCATAGCAATCATAGTGTCCCAATAATCATTGGACTCATCCAACGCATCCTTGGGGGATGGAGGACTAGTATTCCAATCCGATTGATAATCGGAAGCATTGGGGAGACCAATGAAGGTATAATACGAATTCGTGCTAGACTGTATACCAGCGACGAAATTCTTCGCATTAAGAATTCTTAATTGGTCAGTTATAATCGCAGCCATTTTAAGTAGACTTTTTTCTTATTTAGACGGTATTTTAGATAGTATTAGGGTAGACACTGATTGTATTACCCATTCCAGGGTGTGATGTACACTGATAATATAATGTATTTGGTGCATCCATAGGAATTTCAAATTTCAATGTCCCATTTGATACCGCATTATTAGTAACGCCAGCATTATAAGCACTGCCACCTTCAGATACTCTAATCTCAAACGGATGAGCACCCATTGAATTTACAAATTCATAAACTCTACCTCTCGCAAGGTATAATACTGGATCATTAGTCGTTACTGTGAATCCAATTCCAGTAAATGTATAGTCAGCACTACCATTAGCACCAAGTGTCCATTTACCGCTAACAAGATCTGATCCATCACCTTCAAACGAACCTGCTGTTGAAACCCCAGTAACAGTTAGTCCATCATTTAAGAGGGTGTTACCGTTGACAACTAGTGACGTACTAATACCAGTCGCAGCTGTGACATCGTGAATTGCTACAAGTGGTGCAGCGGTAAAGTTTCCATTTACACCAAATTGGAATCCTGCCTGTTGAATCAGAGGAACGGAACCACCACCACCTCCATCAGTCACAAAACGAAGAACACCATTTGATGTGAACATTTGTGCGGCTACAGGAGCTCCAGGACCATTGTAGTAGAATCCGAGGTGATTCGCTCCTGATCCATCAACGTTTTGACCGACAGTGAAAGCCGCAATTCCATTTGGATTGACAACTGCAAGTTGACCATTTGGTGCAGCAGCACCAACACCAGCACCAACTCTCAGTGATCTAATAGTACCGATACCAGCAGTCGCAATGCCAGAGATGTTAACATCACTTGCTGTTGTCACACCAGAAACAACAAGAGTATTTGCTCTTACTTCAGCAGTAGAACCACTACCTGTGGCAGTAGAGGCAATAGTTGTAATACCAGCGTTAGTTGTTACTGTGATATTATTGCCCGCAGAAATCAAAGTAGTGATTCCAGTGAGGTTTACACCACTTCCAGTGAAAGAAGTAGCGGTTACAATACCCGCAAACTCCGCATTACCGCCTGCTCTGATAGTGACACCAACACCAGTGGTGGTGATACCAGTGGTACTGCCATAAACAATACTACCACTCGCGACTGGTGTGTTTCTTCCACTTGTGGTCACGCTGTTAGCCGTTACTGTGTCTGAAAAGACTGAACCAACCGCTTGATTATTTGTTACATTTCCTTCACGATAATCAGGATCAAAAAAGTCAAAGACAACCACCCAACTGCTATCTTCTACACTCCAGATTAACATTCTATCTTCTGGATCTGTTCCTGTCGTTGCCACATAGTAGTAGTAGTTACTATCTGCGTGGAACAAAGCATTACCGGAAGCTACTGTTCCAGTATCAAGAACAAATCCTGTGGCCTGAGTCTGATAGGTTTGGTCGAAAGAACTTGGAGATAATCCAGAAAGAGTTACTGAATCCCAGTCTGTCCCTGCTACTCCTGTTTGAGCAGTACGTCCAGCTCCGATAAACAGATGATCGCTGATACTGGAAATACCAGTAACGAGAATCTGTGATGCTGTTATAATACCAACAGTGGATACACCAGAAACAACTAATGTATTTGCCCTTACTTCGGCAGTAGAACCACTGCCTGTGGCAGTGGAAGCAATAGTTGTAATACCAGCATTAGTTGTTACTGTTATATTGCTGCCCGCAGAAATCAGGGTAGTGATTCCAGTAAGGTTTACTCCACTTCCAGTGAAGGAAGTAGCAGTTACAACACCAGCGATATTTACATTATCTAAGTTTGTATGACCATCTACATCTAAATCACCATTCGCATCAATATTACCAGTGAATGTAGATACACCAGTAACAACTAACGTATTTGCCCTTACTTCAGCAGTTGATCCTGCGGAGATGCCAGAAAGTTCTGATCCATCACCATAGTATTTTGTTGCCTGGATTGAAGTTGCTCCAGTCACAACACCCAAGGTTGATACACCAGTAACTACTAATGTATTTGCCCTTACTTCAGCAGTCTGTCCTGCTCCAGTGATAGTAACGGAACCATATGCGCTGCTGATTCCAATATTGCTTCCAGCAACAATTTGAGTTACAATACCGACATAAGCATTAGTACCATCACCGATGACACCATAGACTTCGCTAAAATTGGAGTTAACTTTGGTGGCACCCGTCAGCAGGGTATCCCCTGTACCATCATTAGGAGTTGTGCCTGTACTAATGCCTAATCTTGCCATTTCCTACAGCCAGTTTTTCGTAAAAGTATTTAGTTAGACGTAGTTATTAATTTTAAGTGGATTGGATCTTGTCACCAGTGCTGATGTTGAAAGACCAGTAATTCCATCCTCACCGTAGAAGTTAAATGTGCTAGGATTAATATTCCTAGAAACATTTATCTTACCCCAACTGAATCTACCGAAATTGAAGGAAGAACTGATTCCACCTTGGTAGACAACAAATTCTTGACCATCAAACGTGTAAGCAGTTGAATCAAAGGTAATAAGGTTACTACCAGCAGTAACGGTGCTAATGTTACCTACGTTAGAGAAGACTCTTCTAACAGCAGTTGTCCCAACACCGATTACATTGACATCAATTGTTGTAACATTTTCTACTTGATAAACTGTATCGCAGAATGATGTTGTGATGCCAAGGATAGTGGAATTGTCATTATATAGTGATTCAAGCGTTCCAGCAGCAGGTGTTCCAAGACCAATGTTTGATCTAGTAATAGTGTAATAATCACCAGTGGAGATACCACTAATTGTTTGTGCTGTGCCGACTAAATCAGAATCGCGAAGGTAAGAGTCACCTGGAATAAAGAAGTCAAAGATTACCTGAGTCTGTGTTCCAAGTCCTGCGGTAAATGTAGTTGTTCCAAATCCAACGATGATACCGTTATCGCCAATGTAGGAACTGACTGTCATATTCTCTTCAATCAGTTTGGGGGTTTCAATCAAGCAAATGGGAGGATTGGAATGGGTATAACCGGAACCAGGATTGATAATACCCGCTGACAACAATCTACCATCCGAGGTCATCGTGCCAATGCCAATTGCCCTTGAACTAATACCGCTCTTTGGATTGGATACAACAATTGATACAGTAGAGAATCCAGTGTATCCATATCCATTTTCGGTTATGCCGAATGACAGAATTCTACCATCGTTCTCAACGATAGCAGTCACCGATGCTCCGATTGGAGCATCTTGTGAATTCAGAGAAATCCTGTTCTGGAATCCTCTAAGATTCTGTTCATTCTGAGCGTCATAAATTGGTTTTACAGAATCAACGTGAATTGTTGTGGTTGTGAGACCAACATTCTGAATGATGTAGGATGCGGGGAAGATACTTGGTTCATAAGAGACTCTATCTTTACCGACTTCATCTCCATTGATAATCTTATCAACAGTCTGCTTACACCAAGTGACTGGTCTTACCAGAGTTTGATCCGTGGTCACACCAGGTCTTACATAAGAGTTTGTTTCAACAGTATCAAGAGTATTGATACCAACAACAGTTCTAGGATCTTGTTGTAGAGTTTCACCTTGACCCCTAGATGGATCATTGTTAAGTTGAACAGTATCACCGACCTTAATGGTCTCCTCAACGTCAGTTAGAATAACGTCCACATCACCTGATCCTTTATAGAAAAGGATCTTGGATGTATCACCTGTCAAAGCAGTTCCAACTGGTCCTTTTGGAGCTTCAGTAAATGTGATTACGCTACCACCCTCAAATGTATAACCTTCGTTTGGTTTTTGAAGAACATCATTGATAAACACCAGAAGTGTCTGTTCAACTTCAATATTTGATCCAGGAGCTGCTTTGATAGAAACAGGATTCTCATTCAGAAGAAGTCTAAATGATCTATTAACTCCATCAAATTCACCATCAAATCTATCAAACACCTGGAATTCTCCAACAGACCATCCGTTGAATTGATCAGAATAAACATCATCAATTGTAATTTGGAACTCATCAAATGTAAGTGATGTGTTGGTGGGAATACCAGTCAAACCACCTACATTAACCGTTAGGATGTCTCCTTCACGATATCCATATCCCTGATTATTCAGTTCAAAGTCAATAACACTGGAACCTTGTCCGACAACAATATCAACAGTTGCCTCGGCACCAGTCTGTGAAGGACTGGAAGAACTATAAACAAGAGGAACATTATAATATGAGAGGGGATCATCAAATACAACAACTGGTGGGTTGGTGAATGTGTAACCTGTTCCAGGATTGGTGATCGCAACACTTACAATATTACCACCTTGAATGGTAGCGGTGCCGATATTAACCAAATTGGGAAGAACACCACTATAAGTCTGAACACCAACATTTACAACAGTATTGATTCCTGCTCTGTATCCAGAACCACTATTGCCGATGCTGATGGAGGAAATAGTACCAAATCCAGAAACATTAGCGGTGCCACCAGCAGCGACCAAAGGTTGATATCCAAAACCACCAGTTGAACCAACCGAGATAAATCTACCACCAACTGGCAGAGAAGATTTATTGGGATCATAACCCTGGTCTACGGATTCACCAGTGAATACGATGGAACTAACTCCAACACTTTCTTCAATATTGTAGTCACCAGCAAATGCTTGAATACCTTGATTTAATTGATAGATGCCATTAATCAGAACAACCGTGCTAGTATCAATCCCAGATACATTAGATCCGCCGCTTGTGAGAGTATAAGTCTTGCCAACACCTGTGAATCTATCTGTAATATCATCCAAGACTTTGTTCAAATGATATGTTTCATTGGTTGAACCAATGGCAGCACGTTTCATAAAGGTTCTACCCTGGAACATTGAACTGGTTGTAATTCCAGTCCAATCTCTCTCATTGGGGTTACCAGTTGTCGTGCTCAAAGGAATATTACCAAATGGTGCCTCAACAAAGTTGAGAGAGTTATTTGTGATATTGTAGTTACCAGTAAATTTAGTTACAGTGTCACCTGCTGTGTGAGAAGCAATGAGAGAACCCAATTGTGCTCTTTCAACCAATACAGCAACGGTGTTACCAACACCAATGCCGTCAATCTTCATAAACTCATCTCCAACCTTAATGATATCACCTGCGGTGAATGAGGTAAGTCCAGTTGTATTGAATATAGTATCAAAGACTATATTAGTAGCAAGTTGTGTGGTGACATCAGTTTCAGCAATGGGTGACTGAATAATGTTATCAATCGCCAGAATCGCTTTGGTATTTTGCTTGGTCGTATTGATTGTGTGAGAACTTCCGGCACCAACACTAGTAATATCAATCGCTGCCGGAGTTTCTGCGAGAGCGTCTTCAGCAGTCGCTGCGAATCTAATAGCAGACTCACTATCTTTGATTACAAAGACATTTTGTGGTAATCTATTAGTGGCACCAATTCCTGGGAACGTGGTGCTGGCAATTTGAATTGCCATGGTTGTACCAGCGCCCGGATGACCATATTCAACTGCTTCGCCGGAATTAAAGAAGTGATTAGGTATAGTAATTTGATTTGTAGTGGTATTACAAATTGTAGTATCAGAACCATCAAACACTCTTCTGAAAATATCCAGACCATCATGCTTAAGTTCAAATCCAGTCCTAACATCTAATAGTGTGCCTTGATATGATTCAGCATCAGTAGTAATTTGAACATTTTCAATATCAATTACACTATCTCTAAGATTTTCATCAAAGACCATCAATTCAGTAAAGTATGATCTAATGTCCACATTGATGCTTGGTTCTGGTGTGTATACGACATTTACACCACCCGTGGCATTAGTCGTGATGCCAACTGTTCCGATGTGTCCACCAGTTTCAAGATTTGCCCACTCTACATAACACTCATTTGATGAGGAGTTGAGAGCAGCAAATTCAAACAACTCATATCTGTTATTCGTGGTATCCTCGACGCTAAACAGATAGTAAGCAGATTCAGACGGTGAATCGTAAGATGCGACAATATTAGCAGACGGTGATCCCGAAGCAGCGATTGTGCTATAAGATGAACCAACTTTTGAAACATTAAGAAGTTCATTACCTGTGGTTGTATTAGAATCCGAGATAAGAATTGTACCAGTCGTACAAGTCATTGCGAAACCTATCGAGGAATCTGGTGTAAATTCAACGATTACATTACTACCAGAGATTGTAGAATCAAATGTGCCGAATCCAACTCCTGTCAGACCCTGAACTTCATTGAGCGCATTTGTTTCCAACTGATAGCAGTCGGTTCCATCGTGAACGATATTAAGTTCAGCACCATACTTCTGATCATTGGCACCATCAAACAAAGCAATAACTTTTGCTGCTCTATATGTTGTTCCAAACGATACAATCGTTGTTTTAGTGCTAGCAGGAATTGCCTGATAACCACCAACCGTGTATGCCACATCACCATAAGCATCTAACCCAGTATCTGAAAGATCAGAGAGGATACTGATAGCAGACGATGATATGTCGTATACGTTGGTCTCAAACTTAACTGGGAAGAACAACAGATTCCATCCAGTTCCCGTAGCGGCATAATCAAAGTATCCAAGATATGGATAAGACTCAATTGACGCATATTGAGAGATATACCCAATACTATCATCCTGAAGAACACTTACAATAGCAAATTGTCTCTCATCGGTGAATGTTCTGTCTCTAACATATGTAAAGATTTTATTATAGCAATAATTTGAGTCATATCTAGCAATGACTTCAAAAGGAGTCGTTCTGGCATTACTGTTGAATTGATCACTAATATCATCAATTTCAAGAACCCTATTTCCGACTGATTGAAGGAAATCGGACAGAATTTTGTTCTGGAAAACTACTTCATTGGAAATGTAAACATCATCGATAAACTCTCCTCTCTCTGATGCTATATCAAAGTCTGGATAGCAGTTTAAATCACCTTCACTGATAATATCAATAAGATTCTCAACATTACTATCCTCTGTGGAAATAATGGCAGATTCACTGGTTTCGGCGGTGCTGTAAATTTGTAAATCAGCAAACTTTCTATATCCAGCAGTATGAGTTAAGGCACTTACCGGATCATTCCACTTATCAAGGTCAATTTCAGATGAGATAGAATATGACAAATCTTGATAGTATTCATTATCAGGAATTCTTTGAAGATTATTATTCAGGAATCCAGTATCCTTTTGCCAACCTTCATAAATTGTTGCTCCGGCACCAACTCTGATCTCTCCATCAAATACGGTCACTTCTTGAATAATTCCAACAGAACCGGATGATAATCCTCTTATCAAATCATTTTTAGAGGCAACACCATTGACAGATGTTTTTAATAATTCGTTATTTTCATCGTAACTCGCAACTCTTCCACTAAAATTATCAGCAACAATTCTTTCACCCTCTAAGAATAGGTTTTTGGTGAGAATTGGTTCAAATATTGGGAAATGAGACTCCGGCACAACCTTACCAAGTGAGTCATTATTAAAGTTACCAGGGAAACCATTGCTTCCTAGTTGTTCAGTCAGGTCATACTCAACATAAGCACCACTACCACCAGCGTTTGTGTTAACTCCGGTGACAGGGAACAATGTGTAGTTGTAATTTTTAGAATTGAACCCAGAACCAGTAGATCCAACACCCACGCTGATGTTCTCAACCAGAATATTCTTTCCTACCTCAAATGGGAACTCTGAATTTGATGCGAACTGATGAGATAAGGAAAGTCTTACAATATTACTTGTTGAATTGTAATTTAGTGTAGAGACGGAGTAACCATTTGAGTTATTCGTAGGAATAAACTTGGGTGGTACGAAATAAACATTAGATGAGTTCTTGAGAACTTTAACTTCCGTGTCACCGAGAGAATATTCTAATATAACATCAAGTTGCTTGTTTGTGATACCATCAAAAACAAGGATTTCGGGAGATGTGAGATAATTGATGCCCGAAGAGGTAATACCAATTGATTTGAACGATGAAAGAGGTTCTAATTTCAGAACTTCTGGGACTCCAGCAATTGCGCTGATGGTAGGATCACTAGCATAGTCAAATCCAATGTTATTTGATATAAATCTAGCATCAAGAAGTTTTCCGATTTGATTGCTGGTTGCTTCAACTAATCCACCTGTGCCCAGTCCACTTCTAATAGATGAAATTGAAGGAACTGACTTGTACCCATAACCATTATCAATAATCTTAACAGAATTGATAGGTCCAAAAGCATTTGTGGAAGATGTACTATAAGAAGCTTCGCAATTGGTTGAACCATACGATACAACATTAGGAATATCAGCAACAACATATGTAAATGTCGTTAAACCGATACCAGAGAGTGTAACGAGTCCATCAATTTCAGTTTTTACAACATCAATCTGATTGTATGCTTTGACATCTTCATCAATAACCAATTCACTCTTAACAGAGGGAATAATAGAGTCATTAATGGTTTTAAATCTATACCAAAGAGAGGTCGGGATCTTTTCAGTTACTCTGATTCTTAAATTAGCAGTGGTCGTGATTCCTGGTTGACCCGAAGATAGAACTTCAAAGGTATCATCTAATCCAGTAGTCAGGAATCTGTTATTAAATTGAGGATCCCTGAATATTTCCATTTCAAAGGCGGGATATCTAACACCATTTGATATAAATGAGAGTGATGGGTCAGAAAGATCAAAATGTAGTATATTCTTTTTGTTTGTGTTAATGAATGGGTTAATTCTGGAAAGAGTTCCTGCTGAAGTGGTTGTTAAATTGACAAAAGGAGGGGAAACCAGTTTAAGATCATTCTTGTTGTGAACAAACTTGATTTTAGTTTCTGAATAGAGATATACAAAATATACTCCTTGATCAACTAAACCACCTAATGGAGAAGTAGCGGTGTGAATTACCCTATCACCCGTCTTGAATGGATTATTTGAGAACGCAATCGTATTTTCGACTAGATCAACATCTCCGGCAACAAAATCTACCGGATCAAAAACAATTCTTCTGTTGTAGTCATTATAGAGAACCTTAACATTTACCGTGTTGGTGGGTTTTAGGTCAAAATTGACTTTATCAAGATAAGAAAGTCCATGAGTTCCTGCCGTTGAAACAATTACGCTGTTTCGTGAGGCGGAGGATGTAAGAACGTTAGTGAGATCAGTTTTAAAACTATGATTATCACCTGTTCCATTACCTACGAGGTAAAGAAGACTTGCTGTGGTGCTAATACCAACATACTTACCAATGGTGTTAAGACCGACTAAATTAGAACTAATACCAACCGTGTCTAATGTAAGTGGTACTGCGAAAAGGGTTGAAATACCCGTCAGATTTGATATTGGCGATCCATCAATACCATCCCAATAAGTAATAGATGTTCCACCATTGATGTTATATCTCAATTTGTCATTAAGTCTCAATCCATGATTTGGAAGGAAGATGGATCTTGGTTGAACGAAGACTTGAGTGGCACCCGCTCCTGGATTTGAGATAGTAAGTGTTACGCCAATCCCTGTTCCAGTTGTGCTTCCAATACCAACGCATTCGCTTGGAGTGAAATACAACTCCTTATTAAAGTTAAGAATTTTAGTTGTACTAGCAGAACCAACATTAATAGAAAATCTTCTAGGATCATTACTAATAGCGGTCGTAGCAGTATGTGCCGCAGATGTCGTCCCGTCCTGCTCCCTGGCGACCCTCAAGCGGTTTGGTTCAATGTTAAGGACTTTTACCTTCTCTTGACCAATTTGAAGAATATCATTAACAACCAGGGAAGGATATTGAGTAGGACCAGATACTGGAATAAAAGTATTAATGCCAGTAACAGATGTGTCACCAATTGCTTCTGTCAGTACAAAGTTGCTTGTGGTGACACCGATTCTATACTTTCCTTCTAATTGATTAAAGTATTCAGACTGTGAGTTGAATGTTAATACATCATCATTGCTAAACCCATGAGGGGCAGATGACATACCGATATATTGTTGTCTTGACTGATATGGAATGAACTCAATGTTGTTTACCGAAGTTGTGGCAATGCTTACGCTATGAACAGTTTTGCCAGTAACTTCCTTAACTGATGCTCTTGCGGAGAATCCACCACCTTCATCACTGTCAAAGAAAATCTTGTCACCGACCTTATAATTGGTTCCTCCGGTTACGATGCCAATATTATCAATACTACCAGAAGAGGCAGCATTGATTTCTAATGTAGGAGGAGCAATTTTGTTAGGATTGAAAATATACTTATAATCTCCTTTAAGTCCATCAAGATTATAGAATCTGGTATTTCTTAAATAACCATCATTACCAATGGAATATTCTAACTGATTAGATGACTTTCTGAAGTTAAAGTTATTTGGTTTTGACTTGAAAGACGGACCTACAAGATATGGGAATACTGGTCTCTTAAACTTATCAAAAGGACCACTAGTATCTACTCTTGCGTCAAACGTGGCAAAGTAAGCATAGACTCCATTTGGGAAATCGGGTGTTACACAAGTTCTACCATTATGCTCGTCGAGATCTCCCGTTCCCCTATAAACATAGTCCTCTACAAAGAATCCTTCTCTGAAAACAGAAACAGGAGGTCTCTGTGCCTGACTAGTTACGAGTTCATAACCAGAAACCATTTGCTTAACTGCGCCACCTGTTCCATTGCTATATCCAAATGGACCATAGATTGGGTTTCCATCATATGCCCAACCAATAATGGGAGAGTGTTCATCAGCACTTACCTCAATCCCATTCTCCTTAACCAAGTCAGGAGATCCAAAAATTGAACTACCATTGGAATCAACTGATTCTACCGCCTCTCTTAATTTACGAGGAGCATAAACATGTGAATATTGAAGACAAGTCGAATCGATGTTATCTTCGATAAATCCATCATCATCACCAATGTTATTAAAGTCATTAGCAAAGACATCAACATTCCACTCATTAATGTTTGCTTCGGCAGTCGCTCCTCTTCCAGAAGGAACTACATCAATTCTAATATCACCTTGACTGTATCCAATACCACCACTGATAACATTTACTGATACAAATGAACCATTATCGATAACTGGAGTTAATTTACAAAAACTTCCCACACCAACAATATTAAGATCTGGTGGCGAATTGTAACCAGTTCCGGGGTTTTGGATGATTACGTCAATGATTTTACCATTTGAAACAACGGGCAAGAGTTGAGCAGATGTTCCACTTTCAAAAGTAATACTTGGTTGTCTGTTAAAATTCAGGATGGTTGATGAACCATATCCTACACCTTTTGAGATAACGTCAGCAGAGGTTATAGATCCTCTGAACACAGGTGTTACTTTACATGTAAAATCTTGATTTGTTAGACTATTGACACCAACTGTTCCCTCAACCGACATTTGAATCGGTTCATAGTTAAAAGAACCAGTTCCAGTTGAACCAATGCTTACGGGAATATTATTGTCAAAGAAATAGTTCCTACTGGTGTTGCCAGTGCCAACCTCATACAGTTTGATTGTATCTCTGTTTACGGACTTGACAATGTAATCAGTAAAAGAACTCAATCCACTGATCGGCGCATCACCAGGAGTATACCTAATAACATCTTTAGTCGAGTATCCATGACTATCAATCGAGAAACAATTAAGTGCCGTGATAATACCAACGGGATTAATATTCCTTCTGTTACTCTTATAACCCTCTCCTGGGTCTGTGATAACAATATTAGTAACAGTTCTCTTTCTCTCAAAAGAATCAATGGAGTGGGTGTTATTACTAAACCCAGTCATTGTGATGGTGTTGATACCAGATATAGCGTCTAACTCGCTTGGGTGAAGTTGAATTGTAAAGGCATCCACCACATTAACATAGTAATAAGAGTTCGTAGAAAGTCCTGTAACAGGAGCAGTTCCATCTGTTTTGTAGATTACTTTTTCATTATCTCTAAACTTATGGAATGTTGAAAAACCAATCTTATTATTTGGATTAAGTGTTAGGTTGGTGCTTCCTGCGCCAGCATTAAACGGAACACTATGAGTTACCGAAGATACATTAACTTCAGCAAGTGCGTCTCTGGTCGGGAATCCACCAGTAATTTTTACAACTGGGGTATCAACATAATCATACCCAACATCAACAATATCAACCCTCTCTAATGAACCGGATACGGAAAGAGTTCCTGTAGCGCCAACACCCAAAGCATCTGTAATATTAAGAGCGGGTGGGTTAATTACATCATATCCATCACCTTGATTTTGAATGCTGACAGAATTAATCTTTCCGTAGAAAACTGACTTCGACGATTTAAAGTTAAGAATCTCCGCACCATTAATCAGCATACCAGTATAACCTGGTTGAGTATCAAACACGCCAGACTGATTATCTGGATTGAGGAATTGTCTATAAAGATATTGATTCTTCAGTTCTTTATTATAGAAATCAAAGTAAATTAATTGATTGTCTTGAACTGCTCCTTCGGGAATGATATATTTTCCACTAAACAGGTCAGATTTACTCTTGGCAAGTTGAATCCTAGTTGCCGATAATCTTCTTACAAAGTAAACAAGTTCTGCTACGTTGGTGAACTTGTTCTCCGTTTCGGTGATGATCTGAAAACCATCAGGTGTAGTTGTGACATTTTGAACTACACTGCCTTTATAGAATACAGAGTCTCCTGTAAAGAATCCATGATCAGTAGTGGAGGTAACTTGAATCACTCCACTGGCATCTGCTTGACCCGAGAACTTTACAGTTTTGTTATATGGATTAAGTTGAATATCTGAATAATTAGGCAGCGAGTTGGAAGCGACTATAACGTCTTCATTGAAGTTATTATAAACTGCCTGTACATTGGCGTAACTATTATTAAGTTGTGGGAATTTTGAAGAACTACCCTTCAAAATAAGATTTGTTACAGTATATGGAACTGTAAGTTTGTTTGTTGGTATAACAGAAGACAGTTTTACAGAGAAACTTTTCTTGCTATTAACTTTCGTAATATTACCCTGCCTTTGAACCCCGTCAGAACTTATCAGTCTGATTGCGTAACCCTTTTTGAAGAAGTGAGCAAGTTCTAAATCAATTTGATAGATTGCTTCAGAGAGGTCAACAACTTTAACATCACTGACATCATATTCTGTTTTAATATTGTAAAACCAATTAGTTGATTTAATTTTAGTTAAAGGAAGACCAAGCGATTTAACATTGATAGTATCGCCTGCTCGCAGAGATTTGGTTTGATCCTTTATCTCTAAGTTTTTCAAAGTAGAAGTCATTCTAACTTTGATCTGATCATCCGTACCAATGCCAACAAAAGCGAAGGCATTGTTGAAGTACCTTACAATAGTCTGATCCCCGATTTCAGAAACAATATTGGATGAACTGATCCCAATGAATTGATTGTCATTTCTTGATGTATAACTTACCTTTAATTCATCATTGTTTCTAGTAACAATACTGAGACTACCGCTGTCTGGGAATCCAACAGTTGAATCAACATCAATAATTGTAGCGCCAATGGCAACAGAATTGACTAATTGTGTTTTGGGGTTAGGTTGGAATGAACCATAGATGCTACCCTCTACGTTACTATCCCTATCGTATCCAAAGTCAACACTAATTTGATAATACTGTCCCTTATCATAATTAAGTCTTTCAACACCACATACAGATCCTCTGACAACTTTCTCTAACTCTGGACTACCATTGATAGAGTTAATTCCAGACAAGGTGCCCATAGCACCTCTTCCACGTCCAAGACCCTGCCTTCCAATACCACCTTTTTTGCCGAAGTTGATAATTGGTTGATATAATGTTTTGCCATGCAGTTTTAGGGGATCTCCCACATAGGATTCAACAATAAAAGACTTGGAAATCCTATAATCAGCGTCAGATGGTCTAATCAGGAATTTACTTGGAAGGATAACCTCTGCTTCCTTGCCATATAATGCTCTGAACAAAATCTCAACAGAAGCATCTGTTCCCTTTGAACTGTAAAAACTATCTGATCCAAAGATAAAGTTTCTTTGGTCAAGACCATCAGAAAGTTTTCTATTTTGGAAACCAGGTACAACTTGTCTTTTTAATTTCTTGAAAAACTGCTGTAAGAACAGAACATTCAAGTTCTGAATCTTCGCACCTTTTGTGTGATTTGTAGATAGAGATGTCTCAAATACTAATTTGTCAGGTTCAGGACCAATGTATGATGTGATGCCACTGAAACCCCTCTTACAATTCTCAAACGCAATATCTGTCCTAGTCTCATAAGAGATAATCTCATCATCAATTTTGATCAGTCCATTCTCATCGGGGAATCCATATGTAAAGTTGCTGTCAACACTTGTTTTAATGGTTGTAGAGGAAAAGTCAATATCCTCTTGAAGAACTGTCTCTGTATTCAGAGCGAATAATTCATCAGTCTTGACATATTGATCAAGATTTTGAATTAAATCAAATGTACCACCTGGTATTTCTTGTGATTTATAATACTCCTCTAGAAAAGTAACGAGCAGAGGAAAATCATCCTTAACGTACTCAGGAACTTGAGACGCAAGGACATTTTGGAATTTTACTCTATCTTGTGCCATTTGATATTAATAACCGGAGGAGGAGGAGGATCCTGAACTATAAGAAGATGATGAAGAGGATGATGTAGACGGAGGGGTATATGATGTAGGTGGCGCGGTCGGTGTGGACGGTGTAGACGGTGTAGAAGTTGTTGGTGTCGTGCTTACCATAGTTGAGGTAGGAACGGTTGGTGTAGTGGTCGGTGAAGGAGTGGATTGAGCGGTCGATGCTCCTCCATTCTCACCTCCAACAACAATAGGCACACCACGAACTAAAGCATTTCCATCAAAACTTGGAGACACAACATAGTTCGTTCCAGATACATCAGTTTTGGAATCAATCTGATCTATAACAGTATTTACCCTGGTATAATTAAGGTCTAATTGAAGATAGAGATCTTGAAGACCGATAACATCATTTGAGTAAGGAATAGCAGAAATTTCAATGATAGGTGTAGTTCCCTTTACCAAGACAGTTGAAGTAATCTTGATTGGGTTCAACATGATCTCGCCAATCTTATAATTTACGACTCCAATGTTTCTCTTGACGATGACAGGTTGACGTGGGGAATTCAATTTGAAGAGGAACAAACTTCCTGTTTCCATATCTGCGTTTGGAAGATCGCCAATGTATACAGTATCAGCAATACCACTAATTCTGAATCCCGAGGATCTAATGTTGAATCCAACCATCGCACCTTCTGCGACAGTACGGCAATGATTCTTGATGCGGAATCTGTTTCCAAAACACAACTCATATTCAGCGAACTGTCCGGTCTTTGCCTCTAGATCTCTTCTAATCTGAATATTGGTGATGTTTGATGTAATCGCAGGATTAGACTTATCAATAACACACTGATACTTACTATACTTAAAACGTCCACCAAACTTGTTTAGTTCAGTTGAATTAGCATATCTACCAATCGCTGCCAGAGCATCATCCTTAACGGGGTTAGAGATACTTCCCTCACCTCCTAACTGCATTGGCGTTAGATTGCTGTTGTAGTAGATATTGGAGTCTGCTTCAACAAAGAGGAATGAAAGGTCAATTATATCGATCATGATGCCTGCCACCTTATACTTGGCAAGTTCAGAGCGAAGGTTATCTTTCAAACAGTTTGAAAGGAATACGCCATTGACAGGTTTAATACTAATGAATACCTTTCCATATTGTGGAGGATTCAATTCTTCTCCACCATATGCCGATACAGATTCTGCTTCAGCATAAATTTTAGGAATCAGTGCCTCATAGTCGGCAGCAGTAACTGCCCTGTTCTGTGAGGCATAGACTTGAGGACCATACTTTTTAATAGAATCAACAGATTCGATTCCGGCACCACCTGCTGATGGTCCATCAACAGTCATGAATGAGAAACCTTTCGTGACTGGTGTGCCATTGTTAGTAACGATTGAACCGGCAAACGTTACATTAGTGATGTTATTACCAGATGACCCACTTGAAACAATATATCCAATATCTACTTGATTAGGTTCTTCTAATTTCTTCGCAATGATACCATCACCAAAGAGTAGTTCATAACGCTCCCCCTCGGTCTCCTGAAGGAAGAATACACGACTTTCCGGTCCAACACCTATAAGACTGTTGAATTGCTTGAATGTGGACTTTACAGTGGACGTAGAGGACTCGTTTACTGTGACATTGATAGTTGTTGTATCAACGCCAGTATTAGGTAAGATAAACTTTTGATCAGGATTTCTTGAACTTACAGTATATGACTGCTCAAGATATGAACCTTCGTATAAGATAATATCAAAGAACTCTGCGACACCATTAGCACCTACAGCAACTGTGATATCCTGTGGAATTGAAAATACAAAATCAGTATTGCCGAAACGCTGGGATGTAACAGCGACTAATCCCTTCTTAAGCGTTACAGAGGCAATATTAGTAAGGTTTGATACCGTAAACGATGCAGACAGTCTTGCTGCTCTTCTAGAACGTGGTAGGTATCCAATATTTCTCGCTAGTGATACGACGTTCTCTCGCAACGTCGCACTATCAATGAACACCTCATTCGTCACCATGTTGGCGTTGTATGAGTTGATATATGTGTTATATGCTAACGTATCAATGATTGTCGAAAGGTTTGACCCTTCAAAATCATAATCGGTGAAATTAGAATTCGCACGAATATAGTCCTTAATGGACGTTT